TTAGTTTGCAGCCTTCAGATTTTGCATAATCTTCTGTTGCTTTCAACAAACGTAAACCTAATCGTCCACCCCGAAGTTCTTTTTTGACAAACAAAATGTCATTCTGGGCAATCCTTAGATCAGCATAATGCAAGTGATGCATCATTATGTTCATAGAATATCCAATACAGACATCGCCTTGCATCGCTACATAGATGAATAACCAACCTGTGGCATTAAGCCTTTGATATAGGTCGTAGTTAGGTTTCAGTTTCATTATTCGTTTGTTGCGAGCAATCTCTTCGTAATGCTCTTCAAATAATGGATCTGCTATAACTACAAATTCATCGTAGGTGCAGAGTCTAATTTCTGTTTTAGGTACTCTACTTTCGTTTACAGTAGCTTCACTATCATTAGTTACGGTCACACTAGTCATAAAGGATAATTAGTTACACAATCAAATATTATATGCACTCTGTCAGTCATGCCAACATTGTCTGCCGTATGTAATTTCTTATGGTTAAACCACCAAACTTCACCTACCTCAAACTTTTGCTTCTGATCTCCGCAAGTTTGGCTACACCATTGGTTACTTTGCAACACTAAATGAAACCTTTGGTAGTGATCTGCATAGGTTCCCTGATCATTATGTTTAGTCACATGACCACTAGGTTTTAAATTAACAATAAGTAGCCTTCCCATGTCCTTAACTTTTAACTTTTCTAATACTGGTCGCATTAATGGCACTAATGCAGGTTTTAAATACTCCATACACGGATAGTCGTATGATCCTGTATCCCATAAGACGTAGTAGATACTCATTGCATATGGCCCTCTTACATATATCGACTCCGTATCTTTATGTGGTGAGCCAGTAAACTGTTGCCTTGTTTTTATTTCTTTCCATAACTCAGGTTTATCCTTTAATAATTTAAGCAGTGGCTCTACATCTAAACCTTCTGCTATACGGACAAAGTTACATTCTGGTGTATGGGTCATATTCCTTCTTACCTGTGGCTATTTTACGTCTTTTTATGTATATGTCCTCTGGTTGTTTCTTGGATACTGGGAGGGCAAAGGTTAGTGCTAGGGCATCAGCTAAATCTGGTGACCCTGCTCCCTGCAATCTCTTCTTTATCTGATCCTTACTCTCCAATACTTTCCTACCCACATTGTCGTACCAATATATGGGTGTTGCTAACTCTTGTTTTAGTGCTGTGTCATTCGGTATTGCACCTCCTTCTTCTATCCACTCTTTCATTAACCACCACATCTCTGTCCTACGGTTGATGTACTGCTCTGGTTTGGTTGCCTTACCTCCAAATGGTATTTCTATAACGTCATATGACAACTGCCTTAGTCTGTCAATTACTCCACTACCTGCACCTGCATCACAGAACACTGCATCTGGGTTATGTTCCTCTATCAGGTTGGCTATCCTTGCAGCTAGATCCATGTTGTCTAGACCTCGATAGACAATAGGCTTAAATCCTTGCTTTCCCTGCCTACGGAACACTACAGATCTGTCATCACCAAACCTTGCTGGGTCGATACCTAGCACTACAGGAGACATTTTTACATGGTCTGCTTGGTATGTTCTTTTGGCTGCATCTTCAGTATCTGCTAGAGCTATAAGTTGGTCATCTCCTTGTGCTGCAAAGTCACATAGATATTCCCTAGCAAATGATGTCTCACTCATATCACGCTTGAGACGTGTTACTTCATTGGGGTGTAACGAATCGGTATCGTAAACGGTGAATCTTGCTGCTGCCCATTCGTCCTCATCAATAGCCTTGTAATACAATTCAGAGAACAAGTTAATACCGCTAGGAGTTCCTATAAAAATAGACCAGCCTAAACGGTCACTTAACGCTGGTTGAACGATATCTGTCCATAGCTCATTCTTTAATTGGGCTACTTCGTCCATTACAATTCCGTCTAATCGCAGTCCTCGCATAGCATCTGGGTTATCACCACCGAACAATCTAATGATTGCTCCATTATGTTTAAACCTTACCGATAGTTCACCTTCATTAATGTCTATGACTGAGTTTCTACGCAATGGTTCTATCTTTTGTTTTAACCTAGCCCATGCAATAGCTTTAGCCTGTCTCAGGAATGGTGCAACATAGACAAACATGGCTAACTCTTTATCTGTCTTTATGGCCTTATCAATCAATTCCATTATTGCCAGTTCTGTCTTCCCTGATCGCCTATGAAGAGCGTAAACACTAAACCTTTGTTTCTTTACATGACATTCCTTTTGCCATGCTCTAGGGGTGTAATCAAGGGTTATGCTGCTCATCCTTGAGGTATGCCAGTACTGATAGTTAAATTAATATTTGCTTCCCCTTCTACTCCCAACTTCTCACCAAAACGCTTTGGATTGAATTTAGATAGCATTTTAAACCTAGTTTCAACCCTGTTTTTCTGCCAGTTTATAAACGCTGGATCAATCCTTTCATTGCCATCAGAACCGCACATAGTAGGTGGAGTATCAATTAGCTCTAAACATTCCTCAAACAGAATCTCACATCCTGTATCTCTCGCACGTGCGAAGGCTGAACGAAACTCTTCGTCTTTCTCCAACCATTTATAAATAGTTCTCCATTGCACGTTACCTTTTTGTCTACAATATTCCCTTAGTGTTTTCCCATGAGCAATCCATTCACAAATTCTATTAGATTCAATAGGATCAACTTTCTCTGTAGGTCTTCCTAGTTTTATAGATTGTTTTCCAACGATCTGGAGTTTGTCCACGGATCTGG